CCAGTTGACTATGTAATTGTAATAGACCTAGACCTAGATGGTGGCTGGTCTTATGATGGTGTGCTTAACAGCTTTGGACATTCAGACTGGTCTGCCATGACTGCCAACGGCTTTGAATACAAAGAAAAGAAAATAGAAAGCAAGCAAGGTGTTGAATACCTAGAGTATGAACGCCTGTTCTTTGATACATTTGCTTATAAGAAGTATGGAAGCTGGATGGTATTAGACTCAGCAGAAACTAACAGATTAAAATTTGAAAGAGGGCAAGAGCCTTTCAAGGTATACTCAAACTTTAATGGGGTTGGGATATATAGATATGAAGATATGATAGACTGTACGTTTGGAGCGCATGAAAACCCAGATGGTACTGTTATCAACGAGTGGTCTTTTATGCACAACCAAATGATTAAGAATGGATGTGACATATATCTAAACCCTAGCCTTATTACACTTTACTCACCAACAGAATATTCAAACTTAGGACAACAATGTTAAACGTAGTATCACCAATAAACCAGTTAGGGTATGGAGTAGCTGGCCTAAACATATGCAAAGAGCTTGACAGGATTTCTCCTGTGTCTCTATTCCCAATATCTCAACCTACTGTTACAAGTCAAGAGGACTTTGACATTATTCAGGATATGATTAGAAACTCTAAGAAGCCAGACTTTGACGCTCCATGCTTGAGGATTTGGCATCAGCACGACATGAGCCAATTCGTGGGAAGGGGAGAGAAGATAGGTTTTCCAATATTTGAATTAGACAGCTTTAATGAAATAGAGAAACATCACCTAAGTTGGCTGGATAAGATATTTGTATGCTCAAACTGGGCAAAAGATGTAATATTAAAAGAAATAAACATACCGGAAAACAAGGTGTTTGTTGTGCCTTTGGGGGTGGATAGATCAATTTTTAAGGAGTCTACCCTTGACATTGAGGATAAAGATGTTACAATATTCTTTAACTGCGGCAAGTGGGAATTTAGGAAGGGACACGACATTATACCAGAAGCCTTCTCTAGAGCATTTTCCAACCAAGATGACGTTGAACTGTGGATGATGTGCGAAAACCCGTTTTTAAGCGAAGATGAGAAGATGAGGTGGATAGACCTATACAAAAGCTCTCCTTTGGGGGACAAGATTAGGATTTTGGATAGGGCAGAGACACACGAAGGGGTGTATAATATAATGTCTAGCGTTAGTTGTGGAGTATTCCCAGCTAGGGCAGAGGGGTGGAATTTAGAGCTACTAGAAATGATGTCATGTGGAAAGCCCGTAATAGCTACGGATTATTCAGCACATACTGAATTTTGCACTAAAGAAAACTCCTTCCTTGTGTCGATAGATAGTGAAGAGAAGGCTTATGATGGCAAGTGGTTTGATGGCAAAACGGGAAGTTGGGCGCACTTGGGAGAGAGTCAAATAGATCAAATCTCCAGCCATATGAAGCATATACATGACAATAAAATATCTTACAACTCAGCGGGAATTGAAACCGCTAAAAGATACACTTGGAAAAACTCTGCCATTAAGGTTAGAGAAGCCATAGGAGGGTAGAACCATTTTTAATTTTTTCAAAAACAAAGAGGAAAACTCAGAACCTTCACCAGAACCAGAGGAAAAAGAAAAAGAAGAAGAACGAACGGTGATGTCTCGCGTTTCATACTATATTACAGATGAAGGTGTTACCTACGTAGACGTACAAATGTCTGACTATGACGATGATAGCATTACGCTACTATCGTCCCTAGTTAGTGGGATTAACTCTGGTTTATATATGGAGGACACCTTATCCATGCTTAGGGATGGACTTATAAAGGCGGGAAAGCCAGAGCTATACATAGCTTTGGTGTCGAAGTTATCTTCTGTGTTTTTACCAGAAGACTCTGATTCAGAATCCGAAGATGATCCTTTTATAAGGCCGTCTGAAATCCTAGAGTAGAGAGGTGAGCCGTGAGAGAAAAAAGAAAGATTGGCTGGCAGAAATACGAGAGCGTAATAGAAGAGCAGATGTCATCTCCTTTTCTTAACGAAGTTTTATCACACATGTCACCTGAAGACAAGCCATACGACGATCCAGAAGAAGAGGCAGAATATCAACAAATCCTGCAAGAGTTAAACAACAATGAAGAAGTAAGTTTTGCTGAGTCTACCACTCCGGTAGCTCTGTCAGAACAGATGTTAAATGAGCTTTCAATACTAACTAGCTTTGATTGCTGGGTTGGTTATACCAACTTCAACATAACAGCTCGGGTAAAAACCAAGCTGGACAAAGTAGAAGGTGTCGAAATGCTCAAGATTTGTAGTAGATATCGATTTTTTATAGGGATAGGTAAAATGTTCGACTTTAAAACAGTTAGAGCAAACCTAGAACAAGAACTTTTGTAAAGAGGAAAATTATGAACGATAAGATTGAAAAAGCATTGAAAGATGCTAACTTGCAAGGTATTATGAACAAAGCTGCCAGCACATTCACTAGGCAGTTAAATCAAGATGAAATTTACACGTGCAAGATTAATGCTCTGTGGAAATCCCTCACACATTGGGACGCTAGTAGGAAGACTAAGTTTAGTACATACCTATTTAATGGCGTTAAGTACGAATGTATTAGGGAGGTAAAGTTTAAAAGAAAAGACAAAGCCGTTGGTGGAAAAGACCTAGACAAGACTGTCGCAAGTGTAGACAACCACGTTGCTGAAATCGATCTTTATGACGAAATCGACAATTTGCCACATGCAGACCTTATAAAAGACAGGGTTCAGAGCTTTACCATTAACGAAATAGCCCAGAGACACGACATTAATAGAGAATCTACCCGAAGAAGAATTAAAAAATCTTCTAAATTGTTGTCAAATCGTCTCAAATAAGTGTATAATATGATAGGAAATTAGGATTGCTGCGGAACTGGAAACTTTTAACCCTTTTCAACTTTTTTATTAGGAGGTAGTTATTATGGCTACTCAAGCAGCGAAGTCTGGTGGCGGAGCAGAGAACAAAAATAACGGTACTGTTGTTGGTATGCAAGCGACAGACGTTCCGGCGACTGGAAGCGCATTAAGCGCCAAAGGTCTTAACGAAATGGCGACTGGCAGTGAATACGGCTCTAAGGTTGTAGCAATCAGTCAGAGTACTGGCAATAGAAACCAATCCCCAACAAATGCTACTGATAGTGTGGGCATTATGGCAGCTACGGCTGGCGTTGGAACGTCTATTGCTTTTACTCCAAATCCAGCAAATAGAACGGCCACAGACCCTCAATTTATTATTAGAGGCGTGTCTACGACTATTTCTGGAAGCGGAAATACATTTCTTCAGGTTGGCGGCAGCGATTATGCAGGCAAACCAGAAGGAATCAACAAAACTAAAGCAGACAGAAGAGTTGGGTTATATTCCGCTACTTCTATTGATGTTTTAGAACCTTCCGCTAGTGGTTTGTTCCCTTATAGAACCAAAGGCTCAAACGCTGGGGACGCACAACCGTTTGTTCGACCTTCCGGCACTGGTGCGATTCCTGTAACTGATGCAGACTTTGACGACCGTGGAACTCCGGGCAAGTTAAATTACATGTCTGGTAGTCCAACACCAACAAGCAAAAACTATGCAGCTAAAAATAGCAAAGAAGTTTAGTTTTGCTTACTAGGTTTAGCCCCCTTCGGGGGGCTAGCCTTTTCCTTTGTCAGCACGTATTCATCACAGGGGAATTTTAGGTGGCTCCAGAAAATATAACGCTTATAGTTACGATGCTTACCACGCTCATCACCTTTTTTGGTGCTGTTTGGGTTAAGGTACTGCGTCCCGCTATGAAATTCATAGACAAGCATGACGATGTGGTTCAATCCATATCGGTTATCGAAAAAGAAATAACATGTAACGGAGGCGGCAGCCTTAAAGACGCTGTTACTAACGTAAATCTCGTTTGCGGAAGAATGGAGAACAGACAAAAGATTATAGAGCAGAGGACTAGAGCTTCTCTACACTATAGCAACGTGGCTCTTTTTGAAACAGATTCAAAAGGCAGACTAATCTGGACTAATGAACCATTCTATACGTTGACCGGACAAACATTATCCGACATCAAGGGGTTTGACTGGCTAACCTATATACACGAAGACGAGAGAGAAGAGTTCTTACAGGAGTTTGAATCTTGTATGGATATGAACAGGAAGTTTTCTAAACATCTGAAGACTTCTGAAGGAAAGGAAATGAGGATGACAGGTTATCCTTATAGATTAAATGATAATAAACAAGGAGGTTTTCTAATTAGTCTCACAGAGGCTTAAGAAAGAAGGTATATTATGGGTTCTAAAAAATGGGCGCTTAACTGGGCTGATGGTAAAAAACTAGGTCTTAACACTCTTTTCGTATCGTTGGCTGCTGGCTTGACGTATCTAGGCACGCAGGTTGCTGATGTTGATTGGGGTTCTATGACAACTCTTGCTGTTCCCATTGCAACGCTGCTAATTGGATCAGTAACCCAATGGGCGAGGGATAGTTCAGAAGAAGAATAATTTACATTAGTTGATATTACATTGAACATTAAGAAAACAATATAGCTCGCCTTAGAGTAGTTTCATTCTTTGGCGAGCTATTTTTACATCAAGGGAAACAATATGCAGGTAACTAAGCATAGCGGAGAGTTGGAAGAGTATGACGTTGAAAAGATACACAAGGTTGTCGAATGGGCGATTGACAAAATTAATGGTGTCTCCCTATCGGATATAGAGATGAATATGAATCTCTCGCTGAGAGATAAAATAACAACCAGTGAAATACACCAGATATTAATCAAGAGCGCCAGCGATCTAATATCAGAGTCCTCCCCAAATTATCAATATGTGGCATCACGGCTGCTAAATATGTCACTTAGAAAGCTAGTGTGGCATCACGCTATTAATCCACCGTGTCTATATCACCACATCACCTGTCTGATGGACAGTGGGGTGTATGACCATGAGATGCTAGATAACTGGACTACTGAAGAGGTTGAAGACTTAGGGCTTTATATTAAACATGATAGAGATAATATGTTTACCTACTCTGGTCTGCAACAGTTAATAGATAAATATCTAATAAAGAATAGAATAACCGGCGTAATCTATGAAACGCCCCAAATAGCTTACATGGCAATTGCTATGTGTCTATTCTCTGGCTATGAAGACAAGGTTAGAAGAGTCAAAGAGGCTTATGATGCCTACTCTACGTTCAAGGTAAATCTTCCTACACCAATTATGGCTGGCGTAAGGTCAACGATCAAACAGTTTGCTTCGTGTGTTCTAGTGGACATCGGAGATGACCTAGACAGTATCTTTGCAAGCGTACACGCTGTTGGAAAGTACACAGCTAGACGCGCAGGCATCGGCCTAAACGCAGGTAGAATCAGACCAATCAACTCTCCAATTCGAGGTGGTGAAGTAGTCCACACTGGCTTGATCCCGTACCTTAAAATCTTTGAATCAGCGGTTAAGGCAACCTCCCAAAACGGATTACGTGGCGGGTCGGCAACGGTTCACGTACCATTCTGGCATTATGAGATTGAAGATGTATTAGTCCTTAAGAATAATGCTGGAACAGATGACAACAGGGTTAGAAAACTTGACTACTCCATTCAGTTTTGTAGACTTTTTTATGATAGGGTTATTAGCAATGAAGATATAACTCTGTTTAGTCCCCATGAGGCTATAGGCTTATACGAAGCGTTTGGAGATAATGAAAAATTTGAAGAGCTATATTTGAAATATGAATCATCAAGGTCTATCAAGATTAAAAGAAAAATCAATGCAAGAAAGTTGGCAGAGGTATTCGCTAGAGAGAGACTGGAAACTGGCAGAATATATAGTATGAACATTGACACAGCTAACGAACATGGCTCTTGGGATATTCCTGTCTACATGAGTAATCTATGTCAAGAAATCATACATCCTACTATTCCCGTTAAGTCTATAGACGATGAAGATGCGGAAATTGGAATCTGTATACTGTCTGCTCTTAACTTGGTAGAGTTAAACTCTGATAAAGATATTGAATTAGCGTGCAGAAATGCTGTTGAGTCTTTGGAGTCTGTTATAGACTATCAGGATTACCCAGTCAAGGCGGGCGAAAACTTCACTAAGAATAGACGATCTCTAGGGATTGGTATTACTAACTTAGCTGGATTTTTAGCCAAGAACAAGCTAACGTATACAGACCCTAAGACTCCACTGTTGATGCACGAGACTATGGAGAAGATACAGTGGCACTTGCTAGATGCTTCATGCAAGCTAGCAGAAAGGCTTGGGGCTTGCGAGAAGTTTGGAGATACAAAGTATGCCAAAGGATTACTTCCTATAGACTGGTACAAGAAAACAGTTGACGAAATAGTTGAACCTAAGTATAACATGGACTGGGAGGAGTTGCGAGGTAGAATTAAAGAGTTTGGACTTCGACACTCAACCATGTCAGCAATCATGCCGTGTGAGTCCAGTTCAGTTATACAAAATAGCACTAATGGCATTGAACCAGTGCGAAAGCTACTTTCATACAAAAAAGCCAAGAATGGCGTGTTGAAACAGTTGGTTCCTAACTATCATAAGGGTAGGAAGTACTACACTTTGGCTTTCGACATTAAGGACAACAAAGACATAATTAATATTGTGGCGGTGTTGCAAAAGTTTGTTGATATGAGTATTAGTGCTAACCTGTACTATAATTACGACCACTACGAAGATGGCTCTATCCCACTTAGTCGGATAATTAAGGATAACTTGTATAGCTATAAGTATGGAGTTAAAAACCTATACTACTGCAATACGCCAGACGGTGATGGTCAACTTGAGAAAGAGGCAGACTGCGAAGGTGGAGCTTGTGCCATCTAGCCAAAAAATAAACAGGGAACAGGATAGCCTGTCCCGCCCAACACAGTCCGGTATGTCTGTGAAAACGTGTAGCCATTTGAGATTGAGTAATAAATGAAAAGTATATTGAATAAGAAGAACGTTGACACCATGAAGCAACCTCTATTTCTAGGGGAAGACTTATCCCTACAGAGGTATGATAAGTTTAAGTATCCTGTATTCTTCGATCTATTTAAAAAGCAGTTAGAATTCTTCTGGAGACCAGAGGAGATAGAACTCAAGAAGGATAGAAGCGACTTCAAAGATGAATCTATCATGTCAGAGAACGAGAAGTTTATATTTACGTCTAACCTTAAGTATCAGACTATGATGGACTCAGTTATCTGTAGAGGCGTACCAGCTATTCAGGAGTATGTCTCAAACCCAGAGCTAGAAGCATCTCTCAACGTCTGGCAGTTCTTTGAACAAATCCACAGTTACAGCTATACGTATATTATAAAGAATGTATACTCTAACCCAAGCGAAATATTAGACTCTTGCCTAACGGATAGAGAGATCGTTGCTAGAGCAGATGTAGCGGTTAAAGAATACGACAAACTCAAGAGCTTAAGCAATGGCAAGAAAACAATAGATGTAAAGAAACAAATTTATCTTACTCTTATTAGTATTAACATATTGGAAGCTGTAAGATTTTATGTTTCATTCATCTGTGCGTTTGCGTTTGCTGAGAATAAGAAGATGTCGGGAAATGCAGACATCGTTAAGCTGATCAAACGAGATGAAGCTATTCACCTATACAACACACAGGAAATTCTTAAAATTTTACATAACGTTAAATCAGAAGGATTTATTACTATAGCAAAAGAGTGTGAAGAAGAGGCGTGCAAGATGTTTGAGAGCGCCGCTTCAGAAGAGAAGAAGTGGGCTTCATACTTATTCAAAGACGGTTCTATTATAGGTCTTAACGAGCAAGTTATGCACCAGTATATTGACTGGCTTTGTATGACAAGAAGAAAAACCATTGGCTTGCCATATGAAACTGGGCTTAAGAACCCAATCTCTGGCTGGACAGAGCCGTGGATGAATAGCGAGGCAGTTCAAGTTGCCCCGCAGGAACATGAGATAACATCGTACAAGATCGGAGCGAGTGTCAATGATCTTGATAACACAGATTTTGGAGATATAAAATTATGACAGACCCAAGATTCGCGGGGAAACTCGTGAAGGTGAAGAGGCTATCCAATAATTCGACTGTTCCAACCAGAACAAATATCACAGACGCTGGATGGGACTTATACTCTAACGAGCATGTCGTTATAGCAAACAAGCAAAGAGATACTATATCCACTGGAGTATCAATAGAGATGCCAGACGGGTACGCAGGACTCATTTGGCCTAGATCGGGACTCTCTGTAAAGAGTGGCCTCGACGTGTTAGCTGGAGTCATTGACTCTGGCTACAGGGGAGAAATAAAGGTGTGCCTGTACAACACCAGCGAGAGTGATGTTGAAATCAAAAAGGGAGACCGCGTGGCTCAGATAGTATTTCAAGAAGTTCCATCTGTCGAAATGGTTGAAGCTGAAGTGCTATGTGGGACTAACAGGGGTCAAGATGGTTTTGGCAGCAGTGGCAAATAATAATATAAGGTATTACACATGACACGACGCAGAAAAAGCACAAAAGGCAAAAGACGAATAGCGGTTTCAGTTTCCGCTAAAACAGAGAACCAAAAGGAATACATTAGGGATATTATCGAGAACGATGTGGTATTTTGCACTGGCCCGTCGGGTAGTGGAAAGTCTTATATAGCCGCAGGAATAGCGGCAGATCATTTGTTCAAAGGTGTGGCAGAACAACTTATCATAACTAGACCTCTGGTCTGTACTGGTAAAGATATTGGTGCGCTTCCGGGAGAACTCGACGACAAGATTAGACCTTATCTCATGCCTATGGAAGAGAACCTAAAGTTCTTTCTCGGTAGAGAGCTTTACGGAGACATGGTAAAAGATGGTAAGATCAGATACGAACCTTTAGAAGTCATGAGAGGCGCAACCTTTCATGAGGCCTACATGATATTAGACGAGGCACAGAACTGCACAGTAGACCAGATTAAGATGTTTATTACAAGGATGGGTGAACACTCAAAAGTTCTTATAAACGGAGACATTAAACAGACAGACCTACGAGGATCTAGTGGATTGCTTCAGTGCATAGACCGCCTGATCGATGTAGATGGAGTTGGAGTAAGTCAATTATTCTATGAGGACATACAGAGAAATGGAATCATAGGTAGAATTTTAGAAGCATTAGAAGAAGATTAATATGAATAAGGAGGATAATTATGGAAGCTAAAGATTTTAAAACAGAAACGGGGCCGTCTCGGGTTATCGAGACGTTTGATAGAGCTGGGAACCCAACTCTTCATCGAAAAGAGAAGACGTTTGCCAAGACAGACCTTGTAGAAGGTGGGACACAGTCTCATTATATACAAACGCTTCACAATGCCTTATACGACCCAAACAATGGTATGCACTCTCATAGAGAAGACAGTACCAACTTTGAGCTTCAATACAAAAAGGTCTCAAAGGAAACATTTGATTTTTACATGCTATTTCTTAAAACTAAGAATAGCTTATATTTTACCAGAGCACAAAGGAGTTTTTTAAATGACTAAAAAAGGCCCACTAGGAAAAGCCGAAGAATATTATGTAAAGGGACACTATAACTCTATGGAGGCTAAGCAGATCGCCAAAGAGTTAGATAGACCCATTGGAATAGTCAAAAAACATATTGAGAGAGTAAAGAAAGATGAGCCAGATGATAGGATTAGCGCGGGGAAAATGATGGGGCGACAAGATGGAGTTGTTGTAATGACCGAATCAGCCTCGTCGATGGCGGAGGAGTTTAAGAAGCCTTCATCTAAAAAGTCAAAGTGTATTACAGGAACCAAAAAATGATGATAGAAGGAAACGATGCGTTTCTGGAAAACTTCAAAGGAGACGAGAGGAGTCACATTTGGACAAAGGTAAAACTGTCTAACGGAAAGCTATACCATTTTAGGGTTGCTAAAACGTGGACTAGCCTAAAATCCATATGTGAAAACAAAAACTTGTCTGTTGAGTCTATAGACCTACAGTTCAAGTCTCACGTTGAGAATGTTCACTCCAGATCACAGGATGTAGAGGCGGTGTACCTTGTGCGCTCCATAATGGGGCAAATAGGAACATCCAGTAGAGATTACTATACTGTGGGCAAACTTATAAAAGGGGTGGTACACAAGAGCATGTGGCTCACTCCAGAGATTATTGTTGATCAAACTTATGAAGACGAACTTGAAAATTGCTTTGAGGAGGCTATGATATATAATCATGACAAAGGAAAGAACAGAGAAAAGTAACTACAAATCGCCCTCTACCGGCGACTATTGTACATGCGCCCAGTACATAGCTGAAATTATGTGTACTAGGATGGCAGAGAAAGATAATGAAGGCACGCAAGCCTACAAATTCTGGAACACGCCCAAATGGCGTAAGACCTACGGCTACCAGATAGTGCTGGCTAATAGACTAACTAAGCAATATCCTTGCGAAGCAATAGTAAAAGCCATAAATTCTCCAGAGCTAAAACGTATGTATTCACTGGGTTTTCCGGGTTTGCTCAAGATAATCCAGAAATATCAAAAGATAATTGAGTCTCAAAAGCCTACCGAGACTATTATAGATATACAGGAGAAGCCCAAGACTAGAGCTTCTTCTTTCGGTAAGAAATCACAATTGCAAAGATTGAGGAATATTGATGGCGAAGAAGAAAAAGAAAAATAAATTCACTGAAGATGTAGTAAGCAACGCCGTAGTCTCTAACTATGGAGACGTTGTTAGAACTGGAACAGAAGTTCTTGCTAACTTAGCCAGCTTAAATGTAATAGGTGTCTCCCCAGCTTTAGACATAGCTCTTGGTGGGGGATTTAGGGAGGGCAGTTGTGTTGTTATGACTGGCGACCCAAAGAGTGGCAAAACCACCACGGCCCTACACTTCGCCGCTAAGTGTCAAGCAATAGGAAAGAAAGTTATATACATCAATACAGAGGGTCGTCTAGCAGTCCAAAACTTTGAGGGCGTTAAAGGTCTAGAAGCCGACAAGATACTTGTTGTAGAGACAACCGATGACGCTATCTTATCAGCAGAAGATTTTCTTAACATTATAGAATACTACATCAACAATGATCCAGAATGTCTAATTATCATTGACTCTACCTCCAACATGGTTCCAAGAGATGAGCTAGAGGGTGAAGTCAGAACAGGCGTGAGAAACGCCCTGCCGAGACTCCTAGCGATGTTCTTTAAAAGAATTGGTGGATCTATCACTAAAAACAAAACAATTCTCTTATGTGTTACCCACAATATTGCCAACAGTGGTGGTAGTCGTTTCGCCCCACTGAAAATGGCAGACTGTGGAAACATGCTTCAGTATCAAGCTGGAACAAATATGGTTATCACCCACAGAGGCAAATGGCAAGTGCCATCTCAGACTGGCCCTCATATCGGACAGATAGCAAACTGGAACATCAAGACATCTAACGCAGGAGGAACCCCTAACTCCACGGCAGAAAGCTGGATACGCTATGGTATCGGTGTAGATGAAACTCAAGAAGTTATCCAGATAGCTTGTGAATTCAGGCTCATCAAGACTGCTGGAGCTTGGTATACAATACAGTGTGCTATAGACGAGAAGGAAGACCCAGTTATAGCCAAGCTGTTAAAGGACAATGAGGTGTCAGAAAAAGAAGAAGATATAGAACGCTTCTTTAAGTTTCAAGGGGTTAACAATCTATGTGAATTCCTTACTGAAAACCAACAGGTTTCTGATTTTATATACCTCAAGATTAAGGAACTATTTTGAAAGTTGTAGGTTTAAATGGAAGAGAGTATAACCTTAACCTTGCTAAGTATGGAGTTAGAAAGAATGACGCTAGAAAAAGATCTAAGCCCCATATAAGAGCTAGAAGGTTGATATCTGAAACCTACAATAACTACAGGGTGCTTGAAGAAGTAAAATTGCCCGGAAGCACCTCGGCGCACAAGAAGTCCGTATTGTATTTAGATTTTTTTATTCCAAACATACGGGTTGCGTTTGAGGTGCACGGGCGACAGCATTATGAGTACGTGCAATTCTTCCATAAGACCAAGGCTGGATTTATACTAGCCAACGCTAGAGACGAAGACAAGATTGAGTGGTGTGAGCTTAACGACATTGAACTAATAATACTTAAATACTCAGGAACAGACAATGAATGGATTAACAGAATTAAAGGCCTCTGAAAGATTGGCCGCCCACATAGAAAGCGTTGATGCATATATTAACTTATCAAATGTTAGATACGCTACATTTAAAGAAGAGTTTATTCTAGCCGCAGACATGGGTTTAGATGACATCTCCAAGATGACCACGCAGGCGTTGTTTGATACAGCCTATATACTATATGGATACTCAACATATATTCAAGATGAAGTAAACAAAAATAAAGTTGTACTATCTTGGTGTGAAGATCAAATTGAAAAACTGGTAGCCGCCAACCTTAGTAATTTTGATCAGTATACTAAGCACGATGTAAAGAGACAAATCATTATAAAAGAAAACAGTTTTGCTGGAAGTGTTGATAATATGAGATCTGTTGCTGAGGCTAGACTTCAGTCGTTAGAAGGTCGAGTATATGAACTTAAACGTCAAGGTGATATCCTACTAGAAAGGGCTAAAAGACTATGAAACCTGAAGACTTGAGTGTAGATGAATTGAGGGAACTTATTCGTCGTAAAGAACAATCAGAAGAAAAGAAAGAGGGCGCTGAGGAATCAAAAGGCGTGGTGGTTGATCGTGACTTTGTTGTTCAGCGAGACACTACGTCTGGAGGCTCTAAAAAACAGCCGGTCAAGGGCGGAAAAAATACTTGGACTGACAAGGGTGAGCATAAGGATATAGATACCCCCGAGTACGAGCCCAGCACTAGAAGCAGACCTGCTACCCACAGGGTTAACAAGGTTTGCCATGTTTGCGGAAAGAAATTTGAAATAGTAGCCAGCCTAGTTAGTGGCGAATTTATGAGATGTGACAGTTGCATAGGATAAGATAAAATGGATCAGAATCTATCAGACGCTGGTGCGGAAAGAGCCGTCTTATCGGCTTTATTTCAATATGGGATAGAAGCCTATGTTGAAGTTTCCGACATCATAGACAGCGACACCTTTGGAAGCACCAATAACCAAGTATTGTATACTTGCGTTGAAAAGGTTATAGAAGGCAACCAAAAGGTAGACATACCGTCAATATTATCGGCGGCGTCCCAATTGGGACACTCTGACAGGGTGGAAAGCAAGCAAGAGCTTCAGTATATAAAGTCTTTGTTTGAATTTCCAGTTAGTAAAGAGAACATAGTTAGCTTCGCTCTACAAATTAAGAAGTATGAGTTCGCTAGAAGAATCAAAAAGCTCACAACTAAAATCCATAAAGACATGGACGACGTGACGGGTGGAGAATCTATCGACGAGATTGTTTCTATGTTGGAAGAGCCAGTGATGGACTTCCTACGGGAAGACGATGGCGGAGAAAGACCAAGAAAGATTGGCGAAGAGGCATCAGAATACTTAGAGTTTCTTCAAGAAAACAGATGTGACATCATTGGTGTTCCCACTGGCTTCGGAAGGTACGACCAAGCAATTGGCGGCGGCTTGAGGAGGAAGTGTGTAGACCTGATAGCTGCTCGGCCTAAGGTTGGCAAGAGTGTCTTCGCGGACAACGTTGCTATTAATGCAGCCTCGGGCGGTGTTCCAGTATTGGTTCTTGATACCGAGATGTCTAAAGAAGACCACCTCAATAGAATTCTAGCGAACCTAAGCGGTGTTCCTATTAACGAAGTTGCAACTGGGCAATTTGCTGAAGACGACGACAAGAACCAGCGAGTCCATGAAGCAGTCAGTAAGATAGAGGAGATACCATATAGCTATGTTAGCGTAGCTGGGAAACCGTTTGAACAGATACTCAACATTATAAAAAGATGGATTATACAAGAAGTTAAACTAGACGAGAACGGTAAGACTAATGAGTGTCTTGTTATATATGACTACCTTAAGTTAATGTCGTCTGGTTCCATTACAAATAATATACAGGAGTACCAAGCTCTTGGGTTTCAGATTACTAACCTACATAACTTGGCGGTTAAGTATGACTTCCCATGTTTGTCATTTGTACAGCTTAATAGAGATGGTATCACTAAAGAGTCTACAGACGCAGTGAGTGGTTCCGACCGACTGATTTGGTTGTGTACTTCCTTCTCTATTTTTAAGTCCAAGTCTCCAGAGGAGTTGGCAGAGGATGGGCCGGGCGCTGGCAACAGAAAGCTTGTTCCTATTGTCTCCAGACACGGAGCTGGGCTTGATGATGGCAACTACATCAACATGCGTATGCACGGTGAAATAGCTAAACTAGAAGAGCTAAGGACTAGGAACGAATTCAGGACTCAACCCGTTGGAGATACGGGACTGATAGACGATAAAGAATTGGTCAATGTAAATGAAAGTATAGAAAATGGAACTGAAGAAGATCAAACTGCTCCTTGGGAATAACTTAGACATGGTTCTTTCTGAGCTTGACATTGCCTATCAAAAGAATGGCGATAACATAACATGCCCATGCCCTGCTCATGAAGGTAGTGATAATCCAAACGGGTTTTCATTCTCTGTGGGTAGGCAGATCTGGGGATGCTGGACTAGAGGTTGCCACCAAGAGTTTGGTAATGACATACTTGGTCTCATTAGAGGCTCATTGTCACTAAAGACAGGAGACGAAGTAGGATTTTCACAAGCATTAAGGTGGGCGTGTAGGATTCTTAACGTTGACAGTAGCAATGTAGATGTAGACAAGACGGAAGAGCCAGATGAATTTGTCAAGCTGGTCAGCATCCTGTCTCAAGAGAGCCAACAGAAGGAAGACCCTTTACCCATACTAGATTGTGATGTGTCTCATCCGTCTGAATACTTTGCTTCACGAGGATTTACAGAGGATACTCTCCTTCACTTTGAAGTAGGGGATTGCCTACAGAAGAAATCTTCAATGGTCAACAGAGCTATCATACCCATACACAACTCAACCGGAGACCATATAGTATCATACATCGGCAGGTCTGTAAGGGAAAATATTAAACCAAAATTCTTGTTCACTCAAGGATTCAGCAAGACTCGCTATCTGTACAACTACCACAGGGCGGCAGAAAGAATCTCTGAAACATGCTGTGTGTTCATAACAGAGGGGCAGGGAGACGTTTGGAAGCTGCACGAAGCCGGTGTGCGTAATGCAGTTAGTATATTCGGAAAGTCAATTAGCCTATCGCAAAAGAGCATGTTAGAGAAAAGCGGAGCGACTAGACTTGTTGTCCTAACAGACAATGATCAGGCTGGGCGTGAGTCAAAGGTAAAAATACAAAGAGAAATGAGTAGAATGTTCAAGGTTGTGTTCCCAAGAATGTCCAAGAAAGACTTAGGAGATATGACAGCGAAGCAAATACAAGAAGATATATTACCACAACTACAAGGAATGTTTTAATGGTCAAGATACTAGGAATCTCAGGGAAAAAACAGTCTGGTAAAAACACTATGGCCAATCACCTACATGGTGAAATCCTTAAAAAGAATGGCTCAATAGAAGATTTTAAGATAGACAAAAATGGCTCACTTGTAATCTCAACGAGTGTTGGTGGAGATGTTGAGCATGGCGTTTTAGATGTCACCAGAAAAGACAATGAGTTTGCAGAGTATGCCCATATTCATATGTGGCCGTATGTTAAACTATACAGCTTTGCTGACGGGCTAAAGGGTCTCTGTATGGAATTCTTTGACCTATCTTTCGACCAAGTGTACGGAACAAACGAGCAGAAAAATACAATGTGTCAGGTTTTCTGGGAAGACCTTCCCACTAAGACCAAAAACAAGGGAAACATGACCTCTAGAGAGCTACTGCAATATTTTGGCACAGACATCATGAGAAAGATGCTTGAAAACGTGTGGGTAAACAGCACTATTAAAAAGATACTACGAGAACAAAGTGGCTTAGCTATCATAGCAGACTTAAGATTCCCTAATGAGGTAGAGGTCGTCAAAAAGAACAATGGTAAAGTTGTGAGACTAACAAGAGACACACTTGAGGATTCACACATAAGCGAAACAGCGTTAGATAAGGACAATTTTGATTGGAATAATTTTGACTTTATTGTAGACAACTCTAAGGGTGGCGTAACTAACTTTTGTAAAGAAATAGATAAATTGTTTAACAAAATGGAGGTGACATGCTAGTCACTTATATACGAAGTTCAAGTTTTAATAACTATTCTTTTTGTCAAATGCAGTATTTTTTGACATATACTTTGGGCCATCAGTCCCCTTCTGGTAAAAAGGCGCAGCTTGGAACCATTGTCCATAAGGTTATGGAGGTGTTAGCAGGATGCCAGCAGTTGATTCAAAATAAAAAGAAAATGCTTTTAGTTGATGACGCGCTTGGTGATATTAAATTCACTAAGAAGAAACTAGCAAGCGATAAGTTTGTCAATGATCTAGTCCAAATGAGTTATGACTGGTATACGGGCAACTGTACTCATCACTATACTAAGGGTGACTACAAATTCTGCGAAGATACTACATGGATAGCATTGAACCACAGCGATGGAACTTTTGACCCTAGAAATAGAAATATTGTAGCGTCTGAGCCACACTTTGACATTGTTATAGATGAACCTTGGGCTAAGTTTGACTACACTCTTCCCACTGGCAAGAAGTTAGAAGGGCAGTTAGCTATCAAAGGAACCATTGACATGGTTACTGAAGTGTCAGATGGAATTATAGAGGTAGTTGACTGGAAGACTGGCAAAAGAATGGATTGGGCAACGGGGGAAGAAAAAACATACGAAAAATTATGTTCAGACCCTCAACTGTTACTTTACAACTATGCTATCTCCAAGATGTTTCCAGAATACGAGCAAGCCATCATGACGATCTTTTTTATTAAGGATGGTGGCCCATTCTCCCTGTGTTTTGACAAAAAAGATAGAGATAAATTCCTAGAAACTCTTAAATTTAAATTTCAACAAATCAGTAGAAATCAAGAGCCAAAACCCCTTTCTCACAGCAGAAACCACTGGAAATGCAAGAAGCTTTGTCATTTTTACAAAACCAAGTGGCCGGGAACAGACAAGAATATGTGTATACATACAGAGGAGCACCTTAAAACGCATGGAATGGATAAAACCATTTCAGAGTGCACCGCCAAAGGATTTAGCGTGGGCCATTACGAGGCTCCGGGATAAGGAAAAACTATGATTGAAGTACAGATTACAGAGGAAATGAAGAAGAGAGCTTGGGCGAAGTCTCGCGAGATGGGGGTTATCAAAAACTCTATCATGAGTGGAGATGGGAACATAGCAGGATTCTTAGGAGAAGAGGTAGCAAACACTATCATTAAAGGTGAGATAAACAATACCTACGACTACGACATTATTACTAATGACAATGTTAAGTATGATGTTAAAACCAAAAGGTGCACATCTCCACCTAAACCCTTTTATGATTGTTCAGTTGCTGGCTTTAACACAAAGCAAAAGTGTGACAGATACGCCTTTGTCAGAATAGAAAATAAAAATAATAGATGGGGAAAAGCGTGGGTTCTTGGCTGGCTAGGGCACGACGACTACTATAGTAAAGCTCGCAAGTTAACTAAGGGTCAAACTGATCCATCGAATAATTTTGTAGTAAGGGCAGACTGTTATAACGTTTCCATATCAAAGTTAACTCAATTTTCAGGAGCAAAAAATGATAGACCTAAAGCACAACAGAAGGAACTTTCTTAGGGTAGGTGGTATTAGTGCCGGTTTAAGCTCTGTGGGGCTATCAGACTACGCCTTTGCTCAGGACGGAGCCGTTGCATACAAAGATAAAACTGTTGTATGGCTATGGCTTGGCGGCGGCCCTTCTCAATTTGAAACCTTCCATGCTCCTATGGACGATGCTCCTACTCCGTGGCAACCAGTTAATGGTAGAATCTATGACTCAAAGACCAACATAGCGTTAGGTGGAGACTGGATCAACCTAGCGAAGCATACCTCAAAGTTGAATGTAGTCAACTCTTTTAATCATAAGGACTCCTCTCATAGGCAGGGGACTCACTTCATGATGACTGGACATTACAGTAAAGAGAGAGCTACTACCTCCATGTCAATGTATCCCTCTTTTGGATCTATTGTTTCTGCCTGTTATGGCCCTAACCATCCAGACAATGGTGTTCCCACTTATGTTAAGCAGGGGAAGATAGAAGCAGATGAAGGCTCATGGCTAGGAGGAGCTTTCAAACCCTTTGATCCGTCAAACAAAGAAAATCTTACT